ATTTTATTTCGTTTTTTAACAAAAGTTTAACATTTGGCTCGGTTTTATTGGGCTCACAAGGTGCTCAATTTTAACAAATATACTAATTGATTGATAACGTGTGAGTTATAAAATATTGAGATTTTGTAATAATAAGTACACGCGCGTATAGGAGGGGGTGTTGCTACCTGTGTGCATGTATCTGATCACAAAAAACTACCTGATACCTATTTTTGTAGGAAAAATGTAAGGTTTGTAGGAAAAATGTAAGTAAATGTAAAGTTTAAAAAAGTTTTACATCGCCGTAGCCCTTGGTATCATTGGTCTAAGCCTAAAAAATGTAAGAATGTAAACTTTACTACCTTCTTCACAGCGAAAAATAAATATATATATTACGTTTTATTATATAGGGGCTATATAGGGGTTCAGCGCGCATTTCTACATTTTACTAGACAATCGTAGTGACACCAAGGGATGACACGATGAAGGCCTTTCATTTTCATTACATTAGTCTTACATTGCTTTACATTGGAGCAAGCAATCTAGGGCAGGCCTGCATGTGGATTGGTATGGCACCCTCTAGTTTGTCGCGTAGTCTAGCCATGCTAACGCACTGATGCCTAGGCAAAAAGGCTAGAAATCTGAGATAAATTCCTACATTTGGTACCCCACCCGTCGAAAAAAAGTCGTTTTCCATTTTGGCTTCGGCTCGTAGAACCAATATATAACCCTCGACCTAAAATTTTCTAATATTTTTTTATATCTTTGTAAAAAAAATTATGGAGATTGAGATCCAAAACAGATTTAACATAGGTCCATCAATCGGCTGGGGATTCTACCCGATAGACGACATTTATGACGACAACGAGTTGATCATTTATTTAACATTTATAAGTATACATTTCAGATGGGTATAAACAAGAAGATGCCAACACAAGAGATTGGGTTGTACAAGATGGCAAAAGAGGCCAAGGCTATTAAGGAAGCCAACAAGACTATGGAGAAGACAATGATGATGGCTAACGCTATCGGTATGTCAGAAAACTTTAAAAAGAAAAAGTAATGGAAAATATACCAATGAAGAACTCAGCTATAAAAATTATAGCTAATAAGAAAGCTGCACAAGAGAAAGGTGTAAAGTCTGACAATACATATGTTAAAAAAAATGACATGTCTAAGACAGTAAAAGAGTATGTAAAGAGAGAATCTTTTAAACCTGATTATAGGTATGTTGATACTCTTTTAGGTGAAGGAAAAGCAACTAAAAAAGATAGTCTTGATTATAAGGATGGATTTTATGAACAAAGATCTAATAATTTAAGAGGTAAAGGAGACAAGATGATAGGTATATTCAATTCTTCAGAAGGAAATGGTTCTCAAGAATACAAGGATAGAACATATAAGAAATAGTTCACCTCTTAAAGAAATCGAGAAACGCATAGCTTAAATGTTATGCGTTTTTTTTGTATATTTGTCCAATAAAATTAAATTTAATCATGGAAGAATTTGGATACAGTCCTAAAGAACTACTGTTCGACGAGGAAGGAAGAGCAAAGTTAATTACAGGCATAACTACAATTGCCAAGGCGGTTAAGAGCACGTTAGGACCAAGAGGTCGTACTGTTCTAATCGAGTCACCTAACCATACACATGGTATCACAGTAACAAAGGACGGGGTAACCGTTGCTAAGTCAATCTTCTTGCTAGACCCAGTGGAGAACCTGGCTGTGAAAATGATGAAGGAGGCTGCAGACCGTACAGCCACAAGTGCAGGTGACGGAACCACAACAGCTATCGTTCTGACAGAGGCTATCGTGAGACAGGGTCAGGACCTATTGAACGAGAAGCACAACGTTACCGAGGTTATTAAACACATAAACATAACGGCTAACGGAATCGTTAAAAATCTTGAAAATTCATGCAAAAAGGTTAGCGGTAAGACGCTGCACAACGTAGCATCCATCTCGGCTAACAACGATAATGAGATAGGTAAAATTATTTCTAATGCGTACACCAAGGTTGGTAAGAACGGTATCGTGACGATAGAGAACTCTCAGACTGCTGAGACGTACTCAGAGTTCACAAACGGCATCAAGATCGCAAGGGGTTACACGTCTAACATGTTCGTGAACGACTTCAAGAACGACGAGTGCATCATGGACGACGTGCTTGTGCTTGTAACGGACCAGGAGATATCGAACATATTATCGATTGAGAACGTGCTGAAGACTGTCATACAGGAGAACAAGAAGCTGTTGATTATCGGTCCTTGCAACCAGAACGTGATTAACACACTGGCAGTCAACGTGGTAAAGAACAAGTTGAAATTCTGTAACATTGCACCGCCAGAGTTCGGTTACAAGATGAACGAGCTGATGTCTGACATCGCGTTGTCGTTGGGAGCCAAGTACTTCTCAGAGAGCACTGGTGATGACTTGAGCCTGATATCGATCGCTGACCTTGGAAGGGCAGAGAGGATCATCATAGGAAGGGACTCGTCATCTATCATCAAGCCAGAGAGCAAGCAGAGCGACGTGGACGAGAGGGTAGAACAGCTGTGGGTTGCTTACCACGCGGCACAGAAGAAGAACGACAAGGACTTCATCAAGAACAGGATAGCTAGCCTTACAGGTAGCGTGGCTGTTATATATGTAGGAGGTAACTCGGACCTGGAGCAGAAGGAGAGAAAGGACAGGGTAGACGACGCGGTATGCGCTGTGAGGTCAGCACTAGAGGAGGGAATCCTTCCAGGAGGTGGACTTGCTTTGTTTAACGAGTCATACAGGATCATCGCTGATGCTGACGACATGATAGAGGATATCAGCGCTGAGCAGTACGTTGCGATGCAGATCATGGCAAGGGCTATACAGGCACCTCTGCTACAGATCCACGAGAACGCAGGCAACGACGGGTACGATATAATGGAGCAGTGTGCGTCAGACACAAACGCGGGGTACGACGTGAAGAACGACCAGTACGGTGACATGTACAGCATGGGTATCATCGACCCACTTAAGGTTACGAAGAACGCGCTGAAGAACGCGGTCAGTGTGGCCACAACAATACTTAGTACTAACGCAATAATAACAATGACACGAGCATAATGACAACAACAACAGGATCGCCACTTATTAACTATATACAAATAGAAGAAAAAGATGCATTAGAGTCTTTGGAAAATCTAAAAACAAAATATGTAGTAATGAAAGATTACGAGAGAGCTGCTAAAGTAAGAGAAGTGATTAAATCAATAACAGAGAAAACATTTATTGAAAGATTACAACAAGAAGAAGACGAATTATCTGAAAAATTACGTAAGATAGACGACTTTATTGAAAACAATCCTGCGTATGAATTTGTAGGAAATATTCAATGGGTATTATTAGATGCTCAAAGGAACGCTATGATTTCATATTTACATATTCTTCAGCATAGAATTGGAGATTTAATACAAAAACAATAATCATGCAGCCAATCAATAAGTATCTAGTAATCGACACAATAGAGGAGCAGATGAAGACAGAGTCTGGCCTGCTCCTAACAGGAAACGAGACAGAACAGTTCAGGTACAAGAAGGCGCGAGTTATTGCTCCTGGAACCAACGTGGACTGCGTAATGGAGGGTGACCTCATATACTACGACAAGAACGCTGGGTACACGATGCTGGTAAACGACATCAAGTACACGGTGATCCTAGAGAGGGACATAGTCGTAAGGCTCTAGATCTTCTGGTCCTCGATATCCCTAAGCCTCTTGAGCTCCTTACGTGTACGATTCATCTTACGAATAATGGGCCTGGAGGCTTTCTCAGTATATGACGCGTCCTTCCTGAACATCGGGTTAGAAACTGGGTTCTCTGACACGTGGGTCTTTAGCTCTATCTTCTCGTATATGTCTGTAATCATCTTGCGAGTCTTGTAGGAGGCCTCGTACAGTGCTGCCTCTCCGTTCTTGTTAGGTCTCCACAGGTTGATCCACCCGTCCCTCAGCATCCTCTTGAATCGGTCCTTCTCCCAGGTGAGTCCAGACTCGAACTCCCAGAACTGCTTGTGACGGAAGTATCCCTCGCTGTAGACGAAAAGTAGTATGTCGATATCTGAGCTGCTAAGGTTGTACTTGTGACGGATCAGCGTCTTTATTGCTCTCCAGTACTTAAGATAATCTGCGTAAGGCTTGTATTTCATTTGATTTATATTATTATCTTTGCAAAGATAAAACATTTATGATGGCAAAAACAGCAGCATGGACACGAAAGGAAGGAAAGTCAGCAACAGGAGGACTTAACGCTAAGGGTGTGGCATCTTACAGGAAGGAGAACCCTGGAAGTAAGTTGAAGATGGCAGTCACTAAGAAGCCGTCAGAGTTAAAGGCTGGTAGCAAGGACGCTATGAGAAGAAAGTCATTCTGCGCAAGGATGTCAGGCATGCCAGGGCCAATGAAGAAACCAAACGGAGAACCAACAAGAAAAAAACTAGCACTAGACAAATGGAACTGTTAAAAAGAAAGGATGGGAGCACCTCTAAGAGAGGACTCTGGGATAACATCAGAGCAAACAAAGGATCTGGAAAGAAACCAACAAAGGCTATGCTAGAGCAAGAGAAGAAAATAAAGAAGAAGGCTGCACAGTACGAGTCTGCAAAGTCTTTGAACGGAAAAATGTCATATTTAAAAGGTAACGTAAAAAAAACAAAATGAAAAAAGTAGTAGTAACAAAGAAAGTAGTGGCTAAAAAAGAAGCAAAACCAGCTCAAAAGAAAGAAAAGTTTGACTTCATGAAGATGATCGCTAACAAGAAGAAGTAGTGCCAGGGAGAACCGCAAAATATTACGCAGCTAATCCAGAGGCAAAGAAGAAGCACAACGACTACCAGAAGGAGTACAACAAGTCTCCTAATCAGGTAAAAAAACGTGTAGAGCTTAACGCTGTAAACAGAAAGCGCGGAACATACGGAAACGGAGACGGGCTAGACGCAAGTCACACAAAGAGCGGCATAGTAATGAAGAAGGCATCATTGAATCGCGGATCGCGATCTGCAATGCCAGGAGACAAAAGAGCAAGAGGAACTAAAAAATAACAAAAAAATGGCATACAAGAGATCATTACCAACATTCAACAAGGATCCAGAGATTCAAAGAACTAAGGTTCAAAATCCAGACGGTACTATTACGTACAAGTCAAGCTGGTCGTCTACAACTCCAGGAACGTCTTCTTCAACAAAAAGAACGACACCTATAAAAAGAACGACAAATAGCGCGTCTTCATCAACAAAGTCAGTTTCTGCAAAAACAACTTCTGGAAAGAGAGAGGATATATACATACCTGGCACAAAACTAGCTGGCATAAAAGAAAAGCCTGCAGAACAAGAGGTGTATAAAAAACAAGAAATGTCTTTACAAGAAAAAAAGAGGTTAAGAGAAGAAGATATGAATCGTCGTCAAAATAAAATTAATACCGATTGGTTAGATTCAAATCCAGGTAAAACTCTAGAAGACAAAAACAGGGAAGGCGAAAGATATGTAAAGAAACAAACTAGAAAGGCTGAAAGAAATAGTAATGATAACTCAGGGACTGGCTTTAAAGGTATGTTCAAAACAAAAAAAGCCGTAAACCCTTGTAAAAGCTGTTAATATGTTATTAGGAGATAGAATAGAACAAATAACCACTGCAACTGGAGTAAAGAAGGTTGTGGAGAAGGTTGCAAAGGCAGCAAACAAGGACTGCGGATGCGCTAAAAGAAAGGCAGCACTAAACAACCCAGATTTATTAATAAACAAAATATTAAAGTAATGGCATATCAAAAATTACAGCAGACAAGAGCCAAGGCGGTAGTGAAGTCTGACACAGTAGATATAACAACTCCAAGCGCAGAGGGTGGATTATCAGTAGAGCCTTGTGTACTATACACAGGGTCAGGAGGAATAATCCGTGTGCTTACTGCAGGAGGTGACGACGTTACGTTGAACGCAGTTCCAGCAGGGGTTGTGCTTCCGTTACAGGTAATTAGAGTATTCTCAACAACAACAACAGCTACTGGAATTGTAGCACTATGGTAAGATGAGCAGAGAGCAGATAGATTCAATGTTGAATAAGTTTATAAGTAGAAAACTGCTTGTTTTTTTCATAGCATGCATAGCTCTATTCGCTGGTGATTTAACATCACAGGACTGGGTAGTTATAGCTACAGCATACATTAGCGTTCAAGGATTTACAGACATAGTTAAGGGATTGAAGAGCTGATGGAGTACCAAGAAAAAGAAAGATTAGACAGAATGGAACAACACCTTCGGTTGATTAAGGAAGACTTACAGTACATTTCCTCTGCTCTGATTGGATCTAAAGTAAATGGAAACAGAGGTGTGATCTCTGACATTGACACAATAAAGAATGACATAGCTGACCTAAGAGAGAAGCTAGAGCTTATTGAATTGGACATGGCAAAGAAGTCAGTGTACATAGGTCAGTTAAAGTTTGTTGCAGGATTATTAACAGCAGGATTAGTAGGAACAATAATTAAACTTTTATCAAAATGAAATTACATCTTAAAAGACTACACAGAACAGACAAGTCCACAATAGGAGAGCTAACTATTGACGGTAAGTTCGAGTGCTACACGCTCGAAGACATTGAAAGAGAAGTAAAGATTAAAGCAGAAACAGCTATACCAAAGGGTACGTACAAGGTTATAATTAATCAGTCTAATAGGTTCAAAAGATTAATGCCTTTGTTACTGAACGTGCCTAACTTTGAAGGTGTACGCGTCCACGCAGGGAACACCAATCACGACACAGAGGGCTGTATATTGGTGGGTAGAACAAGGTCTGTAGACTTCATTGGTCAGTCAAGAAAGGCTTACGACTCGTTGTTTAAGAAAATGCAAGCAGCAAAGGAAGGTATAACACTAACAATATCGTGATACAAAAGGACGACATGTACGTTTGGCTACTGCTGTTGGTTTCAACATGCGCAGTACTTACGACCTCTTGCTCGTCTAGAAAGGTGGTTATAGATGAGGTTAAGAAGGATAGTCTGTCACAAATTGTTACTAAAATTGTGACAAATGAGGTTGTTGACTTAAAGGTTGACAACAATATAATAACAGACGAGTTCACGGTCACACCATTAGACACATGCAAGGACATTGTTGTTAACGGAATCAAGTACAGAAACGTCATTTTAAAGTACAAAAAGACAAAAGACACGTCTATACATACAGAAAAAAAGATAGTAACTAAGGTTGAAGATAAAAAACAGACAACTAAGGTTGTAGAAAAGAAAAAGAAAAAGGATGTTGAAAGAAAATCTTTCGACTGGATAATTTTACTTATATTATTACTACTATTATGGCTAAGCAAACAGAATCCGTTAAGTCTGTTAAAAAGACTATAAGCAGACCTGGGATTCACTCAAAGTCTAAAACATCGTCTCTAAAGCAGAGTAAAAACTATAAAAAATCCTATAAAGGACAAGGAAAATGACAAAAATAAGTATTTACCAGATTGACGAATATGTAACTGCAGACGACAAGTGGATAGGTACAGACGTAAATACGTATAACAAAACAAAGAACTTCACCCCAAGGAAGCTGGCCACATACTTTAACGGTAATCAGGTAATAAACACTGGGGTAGACTTATTATATAAGTACTTCACAATAACTCCACCAGAGACAAGGCCTGCTGGAACTCTTTCTTTTGAAGAGGAGATAGGTCCAACAGTAGAGTTCTCTACTATAAGCACGTTCTTGTTAAGCAAGACAACACTAAAGGGTAACAACGTAAGCGAGTTCCTTGACTTCTTAATTAGATCAAGCGTTTTAATATACAAGGCAAAGAATATAAACTTGTTTGGAAACTACAAGATACTGTCCGTAGACACGTACCTAACGGATCCAGAATTCTTTGTTGTAAACGTGGAATTTATAGAGGGTAACGGGTCTATAGAGGAGGATGAAGACTACATGATATCCTTGATTGACTTTGAGAAAGTAATACCTGTACCTCAGCTAATAAAGGAGACGTTTACTTATAGTTCAAGCAACTCATTCACGCTATCTAACGTGATAAACAACCTGTTACAGGTGATTGTAAACACAACGTCACTACACCCAGAAGGATACTCTTACACACTACCTAGCACAGTAACAATATTAAATGAACTGCAGGCAGGGGATGTTATAACAATAGTGTACAACTACCTAGAGGAGTTCTTCGAAGTTCCAAACCTACAGAGTGTAACAAACGTTGGGAACCATACGACAAACAGTATAATTGTTGACGGAGTTTCAGGGGATTATACAAACATAAATACAATAACAAGCGAAGGGACTTCTATTTCGTCAACAAGTGTTGGTGACTACCAGTACCAAACCAAGTATTCAGCAGATGAAATGTATATATCAGAGATAGATGACTCTGAGAATAATAGATCATGTAACGTAAATCCTGTGTCTTTAGGAACGCGTCTAGATCATTCAGGAGGATATAACCATGCTTATATATCTTCTGGAGCGCCACTTAATGGACCATTTCTTGGTTTAATTAAGCAGTCAGGTAGGGGAACTATTAGAGTTGACAATATAACATCAAACAAGACCGTAACACTTCAGTTTCCAGACAAACCATCAGGGACATACACAATAGCTACCACGTCTGACGCTACATATAAAGTATACTCTGCTTTACTAACACAAACAGGAGTTAATGCTCCAACAGCAATTGTGTTAGAAAATACATTAGGAGGTAATGTAACATTTACATATGTTAGTCCTGGAACTTACTATATAAACTCATCTTCTCTTTTTACTATTGACAAAACTTCTGTTATAGCAGGTAATCTTGGACTTTACGTAACAGGTTATAGAGTTACAAATACAACAACTACTATAAATTTATTTACATCAGCTTCAACTGTTTACCAAGATGAAGGGTTAGCAAAAACATTTTTAGAAATAAGAGTATACAAATGATAAAAATAAAAAAATACCAGATTGAGAACTATATATCAGACGCTACGCAGAGTGCGTTAGATCTAAAGGCAGACCTGGTTAACGGTAAGGTTCCAGCGAGTCAGCTTCCGTCTTTCGTAGATGACGTGATAGAGGTTGCCAACTACGCAGCACTACCAATACCTGGAGCAACTGGGGTTATATACATAACACTAGACACAAACAAGGTGTACAGGTGGACTGGAAGTGTGTACGTTGAGATAGCTTCAGGGTCTACAAACCTATCTTACACGGCTGGAGTATCTGACGGAACTGTTAACAGCGACACTGGTACAGACGCAACAATACCTTTAGCTGATACAACTAACGCAGGACTGTTTTCGGCAGCAGAGAAGACTAAGCTAGCTGGAATTGCAACTGGGGCAAATGTAGGCGTTGTGCCAAACGCTCCAATAACTGGAGCTACAAAAACAAAGATAACATACGACTCTAAAGGGCTTGTTACTGCTGGTGCAGACGCAACCACGGCAGACATTGCGGACTCAACCAACAAGAGGTACGTTACAGATGCAAACTTGGTTGTGATAGGTAACACCAGTGGAACTAATACTGGGGATCAGGGTTTACAGTCTGTTACTGATATTGATGCAATTACTGATAATACTATTACTATAAATACTGTAAATGCGGATGGATTAAATATAAATACATCAGGTGGTGATACAACTAAATCTCCATTGGTTATTACTTCGACAATATCCAATGCAACTACATTTAAATCTTTATCATACAACGGTGTTTTAGGTAATTACTTCTATTCGGACACGGGAGATTGTATTTCATTACAAACTGATGATCCTTTTGGAATAGGTTTAAATGTTGCTTCAACAGGGTTAGGAATAAGTGCTTACTCTATTGGTTTCCCAGTAATGGAACTTTTCCAAGCTCTAAACAATAAAGGGCTTATTATAAATAGCGGAACATCTTCAACTGGAAACTTTATAGAATTAAAAAAGAATGGAGTTGATAAGTTTACTATTAACCAACAGGGGGAGCAATCAATAGTTAAGATACCAGGTGGTACTTCATCTCAAATATTAGCGGCTGATGGTTCAGTAATAATTGCTGGTAATAATATAACAATATCAGGTGGTACAATATCTTCTGTTGGCGGTTCGGGCGGCGGGGGTTCAACCGTTAACTATTATTTAAACGGCGGAACAAGCCAGGGTACTTTTGGAGGTACAACTTATTATGAGTTTAGTAGAACCGCAATACTAGGAACAGGTGCGGACTTTACTAGGAATACAAATGGATATATAGCTTCATTTATAACTGATGTAGCCGACCCTTCATTATTACTTATACCTGCAGGAAATTGGAATTTAGAATTTTATTTTAGTTCTTCATCAGCTGGCGGTTCTCCTTCATTTTATACTGAATTGTATAAATACAATGGAACCACGTTTACTTTAATAGCAAGCGATTCTGCTACTCCAAAAGGAATAACAAATGGAACAACTATCGATGCTTATTTTACCACATTAGCCGTGCCTGAAACGGTATTAACAGTTAACGATAGATTAGCCATAAGAGTTTATGTAAATGCTTCAGGAAGAACAATAACGCTACATACGCAAAATGGACACCTTTGCGAAGTAATAACAACTTTCACAAATGGATTAACTGCTCTAAATGGATTACAAGCGCAAGTTCAGAATTTTGCGGTAGGTACAACAGGAACTGATTTTAGCATATCCTCAAGCGGAAGTACACATACATTTAATTTACCTAATGCAAATGTAACAGCAAGAGGAGTTGTTTCAACAGGTACACAAACATTTGCTGGAGCTAAAACATTTAGTTCAATAAGTTTTGGAGGAACAGGAGCTCCTACATTTTTTGAATACTCTGGAATTCCATTCCTTACTGTTGGTACTGGAGGAACATTTTTTATTGGAGGGGGACCAGGTGCTGCTCAAAATAATTTAGCAGTTCCAAATGGTACATTTAATATTGGATTACAGACAGCATCTACAATAGCTTCATTTGATGCTAATAAAAATATAGTTAGTTTAACTGTAGCAAATGGTTATCCAACATTAGAAGAATTAAAATGGTTGTCTGGAGTTACAAGTTCTATACAAACGCAGTTAAATACAAAAGGAAGTGGAACTGTTACATCAGTAGCTGCATTAACATTAGGTACAAGTGGTACAGATTTAAATTCATCTGTATCTAATGGTAGTAGTACACCAGTAATTACATTAAATGTACCAGATGCTAACGAAACTGCAAGAGGTGTAATCACAACAGGAGCACAGACAATAGCGGGGGTAAAAACATTCAGTTCTAGTCCTATATCTGTTACACCAACTGCATCAAGTAATGATACAAAAGTAGCTACTACACAATATGTTGATAGACAAGTAACTACTGGAGCTAATATATTAATTACCACTTCATCAAATATTACAACTGATACACTAGGGTCATCAGGAGGAGTTAATTACTCTCAAAATGGTAGAAATGTAATGATTAATAATGGAGCAACAGCAATTACTCTTACGATGTTTAATACAAGTACACCAACTGATTTTATAGCTAGTTACACTAAAATTGGAACTGCAACAATAACATTTACATTTAGTGCTCTTGGTATAATATTTCCAAATGGTAATTTATTAAGTGGAGGTCCAGGGAGTACAGCATTATTAATGAGAAACGGATCAACTGCTTATTTATTAATCAATAATGTATAAAAATGAACCCAGCAATTTATTATTTATCAGGTTTGAGTAAAAGACCATTATTTGTTTATTCAGTAAGAAGAGTTGTTTCAGGATACACAGGTCCAGCAATACGAGTTAGAAGAATAGCAAGTAGTGTCTCTACATTTCAAGATTTTTATTTTGACTCTGTTACTGGTGAATTAGACCAAGCTGCAATAAGAAGTTTTGTTGGAGTAGGAAATATTGGTTATGTTAACTTATGGTATGATCAAAGTGGTAATGGAGTTATATTAGGTGGTGTAAGTGCAATAGCAGGAAGAGAACCTAGAATAGTTGCTGCTGATAATACTATATATCTTAAAAATGGAAGACCAGCAGTTACTTTTGTTGGAGGATTGTCTAATCTTATATCTCAAAATTTTACAGCTATTGATGATAATGATTTATCAATATTTACAGTTTATACATCTAATAATACTTCGGTAACTCAAAATCCTTTTATATTTGGAAGTATTGCTTTTCCAAGACCTTTTAATGATGGATTTGATTACTTAAGATATGCTGGAAATAATAGAATAACATTAGGAGCTAGTGATCTACTCACTAAAGTGTATAATAGTTTATCTACTCCAACATCAGTTAGTGCTTGGAAAAATAATGTTTTAATATCTCCTTCACCAGTATCAATAACTTCTGCAACTTCAACAACAGCATTTAGATTAGGTTATCAATCTATTGGAGGATTTCTTAATTTTAATGGATCTTTTCAAGAAATATTAATTTATAAAGGAGATGTACCAGCTAGATCTTCAATAACATCAGAAATGATGTCTTATTATTCAATAACATAAATAACATAAATAAAAATGATTACAATAAACACAAAAAGACTAATTGACATTCGTAATGCTACATACGAAATAATAGATAGTAAAATAGTGAGCTTGTCTGTTCAAAAAATAGAACAAGACATAAATGGTGTAGTTGCAAGAGGCTTATACTATTATACAAACAATGAAGGAATTGTTATAAAGTTAAAAGACAATGTAACATATTTCTCTTGGGAGGATATAGAAGCAGTTGAACTTAGTCAATTGCAGCCTATGAATAATATTAATTATAAGGACTCAAGTTTTAAAAGACTGATGGAATTTACAGTAATTAAATTAACACAAGAATCTGGACAAAACTTTGGCATTAATATAGAGGATTGGGATATATAATAATAAATTAAGTATCTTTGTAAAAAATTAAATCAAATGAAAACAATAACAGAACAAGAATTAGAAGAATTAAAGAGAGTACACTCAGAGTTTAACTCATTAAAAGGAAAAATCGCAGACGCGGAGATTGAGATCAATAAACTTAATATATTTAAGGAAGACTTATTCTCTAAAATAGAGTCCGTATCTAACGATTTTAAAGAACAAGAAAAGAAACTACTAGATACTTATGGAAAGGTAAGTATAAACCTACAAACAGGAGAGATCACAGATGACAAAAATTAGCCAGTACCCAGAGATAACAAGTCCAGATGTTGACGATTTATTAATCGGAACAGATGTTGAAAATAGTAACGCTACTAAAAACTTTACTGTTCAGAGTGTAATTGATTTAGTTCCAATTCCTACGTTGCAACAGGTTTCTGAATCTGGAAATGATATAGTTGTAGATGCTGATGTAGCTGAAGGTGTTAACATAACTCTTTCAAACAATTCAACTGTATATCAAAATGGTGTAATTGTTACAGTCCCTGCACAGACAGGAGATTATCCTCAATATCAACCTGCACCAGATGCTTTTATAGCGTACTTAAATGGTCAAAATCCTGGTACATTAGTAGGAAATCCAGTTGGATTTGTTTCTGATATGTCAGGGGCTGATAATTATGGATTTATTGCTCAATTAAACGCAAATGCATCTAATTCGTCTGGATATTTATCAAGAAGTTATGATACCCATACAGGAAATCTTTACGAGGGAATTAAAATAACAAGTGGAACTCCTTCTGAAGTATTTAAAGTAGATAACGATGGAGATATAACAGCAAAGTCATTTGTTAAAACAGGAGGAACTTCTTCTCAGTACTTGATGGCTAACGGAACTACATCTACGACTCCAACTTTACAACAAATCACAGATGCTGGAGCAACCACAAACGACACTGTAACTATAAACAAAGCTGAAGGAGATCAAGCATTAATAATAACAGGAAACGATGTTGGTGATGGGCTATTGCAAATTACAACTATTGATGGGCTATGCATAAAAGCATCAGGAGTTGACGGAGAAACCGTATTAATAAACAATACAAATGGTACCGCTATAAGAGCAACTAGCGAAGAAGGCACTGGTATTGTAGGATCTAGTATTGACGGAACTGGTATTACAGCTATAACAACAGGACAGGGAGGTACTGCTCTTTCCGTAGGTGGTGCTGCAAGAGGTATTACAGTTTCAAATGGAGGTATGCTAATTCAAGGAATAGCACATGATGATACTGGATACCAATTATCTTTAAGTGCAAACTCAGCAGCTAAACCAACTTCAAATATGTGGACTATTGCTTCTGATGAAAGAGTTAAGACTAATATAAATCTTTATACAAAAGGATTGGAGACTATTCTTGCAATAAACCCTATCACATATGACTATAATGGAAAAGCAGGTTTTGACACGACAAATACTGGTAATATTGGTATTATAGCACAGGATGTGCTTAATGTAATCCCAGAGTCTATAAAAACATTTTACGCAAAGTTAAATGAAGAGGATGAAGAAAAAACAGAGCTTTACAACTTTGATTCACATGCCCTAACATTTATACTTATAAATGCTGTAAAACAACTAAGTGCAGAGGTTGAGCTATTAAAAGCAAGATAAATGAACGATATTAGAAAGATCTCGATAGGTCCTAACTACAAGAGCGATGCTATGCATTACCTAGTTGGGCAGGAGGTTCTCGATAAGACATATGTTATACACGCCATAATGATAGATCATAACACTGGGTGTATAAAGATATGGATAGAAAAAAACTCTGAGCTATTTTGTTGGAAGGAGTTCAATGTTAATATGCCAATATCTTTAGAGTATAATATAAGCTTCTAATGAGATCCCCAGACATGTTTATTGTTCGACCATTAGATGGTAGACGATACGATAATATAAAAAAAATAGGGAGAATAAACTTTATAACCAGCACATCTAAGGAGGACCACACGGTATCTAATAGGCTAGCAGAGGTTGTAAGTGTCCCTATTAACTACGACGGCCCAATTAAGGCTAGAGACTTGTTGCTAGTTCATCACAATGTTTTCAAGGTGTACTACGACATGAAGGGAAGAGAAAAGAGCGGAGCTAGTTTCTTTAAGGACGACCTGTTCTTTATAGACGACGAGCAGTACTTCATGTACAACCAGAATGGAGAGTGGAATACACACTCCAAGTACTGCTTTATTAAACCTGTAAAACAAAAGGAATCCATAATAAATAAGAACAGCCAAGAGGAACCTCTTATGGGTACCATTGTCTATATAAATCAAGAGTTGCTAGACTTGGGTCTAAGCATTGGAGATGAGATCTCGTTTGAGCCAGATAGTGAGTACCCATTCTATATAAACGACGAGAAGTTGTACAGAATGTCAACAAGAAATATTACAATCAAATGGACCACAACATAATAAAACAGAAGATCATTGCAGCTGGATATAAGGCAGTTAATGAGTTGATAAAGGTTGCAGAGGACGTGATTATAACTGGAATGGAGGGGGACTTATCTGCTGACAAACTAAAGAACGCAGCAGCAACCAAGAGACTTGCAATAGAGGATGCATTTCAAATATTATCTAGGATAGAACAGGAGAACGACAAGTTAACCGAAGAGGTTAAGGTATCAGAACCTAAAATACAAGGATTTGCAGAAAAAAGATCAAAATAATCTATACACAAAACTTAGCGACTTTCTTCCTGCCAACACCATACACATGAAGAACAAGGCAAAGTCTTGGTCTTATGGTTATGACGAGAAGCATGACCTGGTTGTAATATCTAAGGACGGAACTATTGGTGATATATACGAGATAAACGGACTCAATATAGCGCTACCATCCGTCCCAAAAAACGTCTATAAAAGGGACGAAAAGAAGGAGAACCAGTACTGGGAACCAGCAGACTATCCTAGAGAACTTTCAAATATAAAGTCAATATTCCAGTGGCATACGATGTCAAACGACTTCAAGGCTAAGTGGGTTGATTATATTGAGGGAGAGTTTGATCGTAGAGAGAACGGATTCTTCTTCAAGAACAACGGTGTAGAAACGTATATAACTGGTTCTCACTACATGTACCTGCAGTGGACTAAGATTGACGTAGGACTGCCAGACTACAGGGAAGCTAATAGGATATTCTTTATATTCTGGGAGGCGTGCAAGGCTGACGACAGGTGCTTTGGCATGACTTACCTAAAGATCAGACGTTCTGGGTTCTCGTTCATGGGATCAAGCGAACTGGCAAACATAGGAACACTTGCAAAAGATGCAAGACTTGGAATACTTTCCAAGACTGGTAACGATGCCAAGACAATGTTTACGGACAAGGTTGTGCCTATAGTGAACAACTACCCGTTCTTCTTCAAGCCAATACAGGATGGTATGGACAAGCCTAAGACAGAGCTTGCGTTCAGGGTTCCTGCATCAAAGATTACAAAGAAGAATATGTATGAGGATGGAGAGGTAGAGATACAGGGTCTTGACACCACTATTGACTGGAAGAACACAGGAGATAACTCGTATGACGGACAGAAGCTACAGCTGCTAATACATGACGAGAGCGGTAAGTGGCTTGCTCCAGATAACATCCTGAACAACTGGAGGGTTACCAAGACATGTCTACGATTAGGTAGCAGGATTATTGGTAAGTGCCTCATGGGATCAACCCCTAACGCGTTAGCAAAGGGAGGGTCTAACTTCAAAAAACTGTACGAGGACTCGAATATAAAGACAAGGAATAATAACGGACAGACTAAGTCTGGTATGTACTCATTGTATATACCGATGGAGTGGAACTTTGAGGGTTACATAGATGTGTACGGGATGCCAGTGTTTAGAGAACCAGAGAAACCAGTTAAGAGCATAGACGGGTCCATGATAAAAACTGGAGCTGTTGACTACTGGGAGAACGAGGTAGAGTCTTTAAAGGCTGACGCTGATGCACTTAACGAGTTCTACAGGCAGTTCTCTAGGACAGAGTCTCACGCGTTCAGGGACGAGAGCAAGTCGTCTATATTCAACCTTACAAAGATATACCAACAGATAGACTACAACGACTCACTTATAAAGGACAGAGTGTTAACACGAGGTTCGTTCAGTTGGCACGACGGAAAGAAGGACACAAGGGTTGTGTGGACACCAGATAGCAGGGGTAGGTTCCTGGTGTCTTGGATACCAAGTAATCAGCTACAGAATAATGTAATAAACAAGAACGGGATGAAGTATCCAGGCAACGACCACATAGGTGCTTTTGGATGTGACCCGTACGACATATCAGGTACAGTCGGTGGAGGAGGATCTAACGGATCGTTACACGGACTAACCAAGTTTAATATGGACGACGCTCCAAGCAACCACTTCTTTCTTGAGTACATAGCAAGGCCACAGACCGCAGAGATATTCTTCGAGGAGGTACTTATGGCATGCGTTTTCTACGGTATGCCAATACTCATTGAGAATAACAAGCCGAGGCTTCTTTATCACCTAAAAAACAGAGGTTACAGAGGCTTCTCTATGAACAGGCCAGATAAGCACGTAACGAACCTATCTAAGACAGAAAAAGAGCTTAGAGGTATACCTAACTCATCTGAGGATGTTAAGCAGTCTCACGCGGCTGCAATCGAGTCGTACATAGAGAAGTACGTTGGGTTAGATATGGAGGGTACGTATAGAGATCCTGACGAGATGGGAGACATGTACTTTACAAGAACTATTGAGGAATGGGCTAAGTTTGATATAAACAACAGGACGAAGTTTGATGCCGCTATTAGTTCTGGATTGGCTATAATGGCTAACCAAAAGAATGTGTATCTTACGGCAAAAAAAGAATCGAAATTAAGCATTACCTTTGCGAAATATAATAACAATGGAAGATATAGTGAAATTATAAGATGAAGGAAGTAACTGTAAAAATAAATCCAGCTGGCTTTCCAGATCAATTCGCATCAGATAGGGAAAAGGAAACATACGAGTATGGGCTTCAAATAGGCCAGGCCATCCAGTACGAGTGGTTTAGAAAGGACAACAATAACTCAAGATTTTATAATCAGTGGGGAGACTTCCATAGGTTAAGACTATATGCAAGAGGTGAACAGTCTGTTGCTAAGTATAAGAATGAGATGGCCGTTGACGGAGATCTTAGCCACCTAAACCTTGACTGGACACCAGTTCCAATTATACCTAAGTTCGTTGACGTTGTTGTTAACGGAATGAATGATAGACTCTTTAAAGTTAAGGCATACGCGCAGGATTCAATCTCTTTACAGAAAAAAACAAGGTATCAGGATATGATACAGGCAGACATGTTGTCTAAAGATATCCTTACTGATATAAAGAATAACTTAGGAGTTGATGCGTTTGATACAAATCCAGAGGAGCTTCCAGAGAACGACGAGGAGCTAGCCCTTTATATGGAACTAAAATATAAGCCAGCTATAGAGATAGCAGAAGAAGAGGCTATAAATACGATCCTAGATCAGAATAAATACAACGAAACAAGAAAAAGAATAGACTACGACATAGCTACACTAGGTATTGGAATAGCAAAGCATATGTTCCTTCCAGGAGCAGGTGTTAAGGTTGAGTACGTAGACCCAGCAAACGTAGTGTATAGTTACACAGAAGATCCAAACTTCAGAGACTGCTTCTATTGGGGAGAGATAAAGACAGTTCCGATAACAGAGCTTTTAAAAATAGACACTACGCTAACCAATGAGCAACTTGAAGAAATTTCTAAGTACAGTCAGTCTTGGTATAATTACTATAATTCATCCCAGTTTTATAACAACAGCTTATTCAGTAGAGACTCTGCTACGTTGCTGTATTTTAATTATAAGACAACCAAGAAGATAGTATACAAGAAGAAAAACCTTGATAACGGAAACTTTAAGATAATTGACAAGGAAGACACGTTCAATCCTCCACAGGAGATGATGGACGAGGGTAACTTTGAAAAGATAGAGAAGACCATAGATGTGTGGTATGACGGTGTTATGGTTATGGGAACCAATATAATGCTTAAGTGGGAGTTGTCTCGTAACATGGTTAGACCAAAGTCTGCGTCACAGTACGCAATACCTAACTACGTTGCTGTAGCACCAAGAATGTACAAGGGAGCTATAGAGTCTTTAGTTAAGAGAATGATTCCGTTTGCTGACCTTATACAGGTTACTCACTTAAAGCTACAACAGGTTATATCTAAAGTAGTACCAGATGGTGTATTTATAGATGCTGACGGTATTAATGAGGTGGACTTGGGTAACGGTAACGCATACTCACCAGAGGACGCACTTAGGTTATACTTCCAGACTGGTAGTGTTATTGGTAGGAGCTACACTGGAGACGGTGAGTTTAATAACGCAAGGGTTCCAATCCAGGAACTTAACTCTAACAGCGGTCAAGCCAAGATATCTAGCCTTGTAGGAAGCTACAACCACTACTTAGGAATGATTAGAGATGTTACTGGACTTAATGAGGCAAGGGATGGATCTATGCCAGATCCTAACTCATTAGTAGGTGTGCAGAAACTAGCAGCACTTAACTCGAACACAGCAACAAGGCACATACTAGAGTCTAGCTTGTACGTGACTAAAACATTGTCAGAGGCGATATCTTATAGGGTAGCCGATATACTAGAGTACTCAGACTTTAAGGACGAGTTTATATTGCAGATTGGAAAGTATAACGTAAGTATACTTGAAGATATTAAAGAACTTTACATATACGACTTCGGCATATTTATAGAGGTTGCTCCTGACGAAGAGGAGAAGGCACAGCTAGAGGCTAACATTCAGATGGCCCTTTCTAGAGACGCTATCTATCTTGAGGACGCAATAGATATTAGGGAGATAAGAAACCTTAAACTTGCAAACCAGTACCTTAAACTTCAAAGAAAGAAGAAGGAGGACACGATACAAAAGAATCAACAGGCTCAGCAGGAGATGCAGGGCAAGATTCAGCAGCAGTCTCAACAGGCTGCCGCTCAGAATGCGTTGCAGTTGACACAGGCTGAGACACAGTCTAAGATGCAGGTAAAACAAGCTGAGGTTGGATTTGATATTGAGAAGATGAAACAAGAGGCTCAGCTTAAGATGGAGTTGATGCAAATGGAGTTTAATCTACAGATGCAGCTTAAAGGAGTTGAAACCGAGCAAATGAGTCAGAAGGACATAATTAAAGAGAAAGCAAAAGATAAGAGAATAAGCATACAGAATACGCAACAATCAAAACTTATTGATCAACGTAAGAACAACCTTCCTCCAGTGAATTTTGAATCAAACGAGGATAGTTTAGATGGCTTTGATATGGCTGAATTCGAACCAAGATAATTAGTAACTTTGCAAAAAAAAAATAAAATGAGTACAGTACCGTCAGGAACAAGATTTATAGGTATAGCAGATAACGTTAGCCTTGTAGAAAGAAAGTCAGCAGTGTTAAACGCAGATACACAGCCATACACTATTGAAGATTTAGTAGACACAATTGGTGTTGGAGCACAAGGACCACAAGGAGTTCAAGGACCTGCAGGACCTTTAGGACCTGTTGGGCCAGCTGGGTTAAACTGGCAAGGATCTTGGGTGTCTGAAACATCTTATGTGGCAGACGATGCCGTAGGATACGACGGGGCTTCTTGGTTCTGTATACTAGCAACTTCAGGGACAATAGCTCCTGATGTTGACACAACTCACTGGGCACTATTAGCGTCTCAAGGAGCGCAGGGCATTCAAGGTGTTCAGGGACCTACTGGGCCACAGGGAGCTGGAGCTACACAGACATTACAACAGACAGTTGGATTGGGTAATACATTTTCTGATGAAATCAGTGGTGATACTACAACAATATATGGTGGAGCTATTGGAGTTGTTAGTATGTTTGGCAATGCTTTTCTTAATCCATACGAATTATCACTTAGAAAAGGAGATTTCAATGGTTTTTTACAGCATCCTGGTACTTTTACAGCAGACAGAACATACACATTACCAAATGCTAGTGGAACTATTGCTTTGACTAGTGATATAGTAGCTCCTACACAAACTAATGGGATAATATATCTTACTACAAATGATTCTCCAACTAAAACACTTGCTTATGATATAAATAGAGTTAACTTAACAGGAAATTCTACAGTACGTTTACCAGCTGCAGCTCCAATAGGAAAACAGATAAGTGTTTTCTTAGAAGTAAATTCTGCTGCTAATTTAAGTATATATGGTGACAATGTATTAAACTTACCTTTTCCATTTTTAATGGGTTCTGCAAATCAACAAACAGGTCCGTTTACAATCTTTGATAGTGAGTCTTATGTATTTACTAGTTTAGGAAGTGGACTATGGAAAGTTAATAGTATATCTAGAACAATTATGTCTGGTTCTGCTGCTAAAACAGCTACTTCAAGTTCTACAATAAATGGTTCTAATGTAACTGTTAAGAACACATCTACATCAGATAGTGTTGTTGTAAATACTAATAACGTAAGATTTGAAAAAAATAACTCAGGTGTAAAAACAACGATAATACAATCTAATCCTACTGTTTCAGCAAACAGAACTATTACATTACC